GATTTCCCAGACGCACGCCTGCGTGTCTGGTGAAAACTCGTCGTCACGGCCACCGGCCGAATGGTTGTCGAGCCGTGCGCTCTCGAAACCCTGGGACAGCCCGTCCGCGGTGTAAGCGGTGTAGCTGGTCCCCACGTCGACCATGTAGATTTCTTCGATCTGCTCCGGTGAAAGTAAAAATTCCTGCGCCACCCAGTCGGCACCCAGGAACCCGCGCAGGGACCGGCATTTCGGGTCCGGGATGATCGCGGTGCTGTCGGGATAATCGAAGGTCAGCCCTTCACGGATGATGATCTGCTCTTCCTGCATCAGCGACTGGATGGCGAGCTTCAACTCCTCGGCTTCGGCGCTGTCGGACTGGATTTCGCTGTCGGCCATATCCGCCGCCAGCCGTTCGATATGGGCCAGACGCTCCGACATGTCGGCGATGCGGGCCTCAATTTCCGGGCGCATGCGCATCGCCCGCTGGAAGCCCACTTTGACGTAGCCGACCGCGGTGATGATGCCGCGGCGCACGGTCATCTTCATGCAGTTCTTGAACGAGTGCGTCTGCTCGCGCACATTGTAGTCGTAAAGCATCCGCAACGTCGTACCGACGCGCTCCATAAGCTGGTCGAACTGCTGCACCGTCTGCGCGTCTTGCAGCACCATCAGCGCGTGCGGGTCGGGCGGCATGCCGTGCTGAGCCGCCATCAGCATGGATTGCTGCGCCTGCTGCAACTGCTGGCCGGTCCCGTCCCAGGTGGTCGCCATCAGCCGCGGCGCGCGCTTGGCCTGCATGGTCGGGTTGTTGGGGTAGAGTTCCGCCGTGCGCTGGAGCACGTGACGGATGCAGATATTGGCGATGTAGCGATCGTCCCGCACCACCTGGGTCTCCGGGGCTGGCATGTCCGGCCATTGCCGCCCCTCGACGAAGTTTTCGTTCTCCCGCATGCGCTTAAAATCGTTCTGCCAGTGTTTCTTGGCGCGCTGCACGCGGTCGGTCCACCGTTTGACCAGCTTACGGCGAGGTTCTTCGGGTTCGGGGCGCTCGCGGTTGATGAATTTGTTGTCGGCGGTGGGGTCGGGGGGACCTGTCCCCGGCGGGACAGGTCCCTGGCTGGGACCGGTGGGCGCGTAGGACATGTCCCCGGCAAGCGTGCCAGGCATTGTCCCCATGGGCAGGTTCCCGCTCACGTTCGCTCACTCCATTTCACCACCTCAACAGGCGTCACCTGCTGCATGCGTTGATTAGCAATCGACTGCGGACTGGTCCCCCAGAAGAACTCCCCGGATTTGACAATGTAAGCGTCGATGCGGCCTTCGTTGTTGCCATATTCGGTCTTGAGGCACAGCTCGCCGTCTGCTGCAAGAAACAAACCAATCGGGCACTCGGTCAGCGTCATGTTCACCAGCCCCCTGTCCCGCCGAAGCCGAGACGCACGGATTTCTCGGCGATACGCCGCTGATCGATCATCCAGCCGAACGTGCCCTCGGCGTTGTCGGGCTTCTTTTCGGCCCGCACGCCGGCGCCCACCTGAAGCGTCAGGCCGAGACCCACGTAGGCGAGCGCATCAACGAAATCGTCGTGCTGGTCGTGCGGAAATTTGAGCAGCTGGTCCCGCGCCGCAGGCCACCAGGGCGCGCGCTCCGGGAACAGCACCTTCTCCATCGACATGCGCCCCTGGATCGACTGGGCGCGGGTCTGCTTGTCGGCGATCGGCTGCATTTCGATCACTGAGCAAAAAGTTTGTGTTTCAAGCATGCGTTTGCGCAAGAAGGGGCCGATGGATTTTGAAATCATCGAGCGTTCGGCCCACCAGAACATGGGCTTGTAGCCGCGCATCATGCGCAGCATCGCCTCGACGCACTGCTCCGCGGTCATCGACCGCCACACGAGGTCCGGCAGCACGTAGATGTTCTCTTCGGCATCGAGGCCGACCAACAGCAGGCACGTCTTGTCGGCATATTGCTTGAGGCTGACCGCGTGGTCGGACGCGCCGTAGTAGCGCAGGTTGCCGGGCAGGTCGGCAGGCTTGTAGGTCTTCAGCCACTTGGCACTGAAGAACGTGCCGCCGGCGGGCGAGGGACGGCCCTGGTAGAGTGCCGAGAAACCGCGCGCATCGCGGCGCTGCACGCCAAGCAGGTATTCGGTCCCGAAACGCCCGGGCCAGAGAGCTTCACCGGGCTTGCGCTTGAGAGGATCGTGATCGGGATCGATCGCCAGCGCCGGCAGGTCGATGATGCTCCACTGCTTCGCCTCGTCGACGTCGTAGTGCGAGTTCGTCGGGTCGGTCAGCCGGCCGACGAGGTCGTCCTGGTGCCAGCGCGTCTGGATCAGCATGATCCGTCCGGTTTCGTCCATCAGGCGGGTGGAAATCACCTGGCTGAACCATGTCCAGAGCGTGTCGCGGATGGTCGGGCTGTCGGCCTCCTGGCGATCCTTGAGCGGGTCGTCGATGATCAGCACATCACCGCCGCGGCCGGTGGTGGTGCCGCCGCGGCCGACGAAGGCGAGGATGCCGCCCTTGGTGGTTTGCAGGCGGTCCGAGGCTTTGCTGTCGCCTTTCAGGATCGTGTCCGGGAACACCTGGGCGTAGGCCGGGGACAGCATGATGTCCCGGACCGCGCGGCCGATGTCCTGGGAAAATTTCTCGTTGTAGGTGCCGAAGATAAGGCTCAGATGCGGGTTCCGGCCCGAAAACCAGGCCGGAAACATCTTCGAGGCAAGCTCAGTTTTCCCGTGCCGCGGCGGCAGGCTGATGATCAGCCGCCTGATGCGGCCGGCTTCAAGCTCCTCGATCGCCGCGCAGATGACCTTGTGGAATTTCTGCGCCTCGTAGCGGGTGCAGTCGGGATCATCGGGGTCATCCGGCGTCGGCTTCATCAGCCGCGTGAAGGCGAGCATCGCCTTCTCGGCGTCGAGGATGGCGATCAGCCGCTTGAGACAAAGCTCGTAGCGTTGTTCGTCAGGGGTCACACCTGCCCGCCCGTGCTGGTGATGATGCCGCCCGTGACCGTGAAGGTGCCGTAGATCGGCGGCGTGCCCCCGGCGGCGATCCAGGCGCGGTAATCCTCTTTCTGCACGCGCAGGACCGGGAGGGTGAACGGCTGCGGTGGCGCCGCCAACGGCGTAGGTTCGGCTTCGTGGGCGACGACGAAACGTCCGTCACTGCCGTGCTGGGCACGGGTCATGGTTTTTCCTCCAACTCCTCGTCCTCCAACTCCAACGCCTCCTCGTCCGCGGTGACGATTTCCGTGACGACATGCGCGTTGGAGGGTGGTGCCTCGGTGGTGCCGAGGTCGTTGGTGGCCGACACCACGCAGGTCGCGGTGCGGCCAACATCATCGACCGTGACCGTAAGCGTTTCGGAGCCATCGCCGGTCGCGGTCCCGTTGAGCGCCCACTGATAGGCATAGGCGGTCGGCTCGCCGGTCCAGGTACCCATGGTGCAGGTGAGGAGGTCCCCTTCCTGGAACACGTAGGGCACGTCGGTGTTGATCGGTGCCGTCACCGGCGGCGTCGCCACCAGGAGCGCAACGGTGCCCTCGGGACCGCCGATCCACAGCCGGGGCGGGGCGGACAGCTCCACATATATCTCGCCCGCCGCCAGACTGCCGTCCTTGGGCGTTCGTAGACCAACGCGGTATCCAGGTAGCGTGGTGACGGTTTCCGGGTCGAATGCCATTTGTCAGTTCCTCTCTATTGCCAGCCGTAGCCGGAGAACGGGTGCGGGCTGTCGGACGACACGACAGAGACCGCGTTGCTGGAAGGAGCGAGCACATAGGTCTGCCCGGGCACGATGCACGTCAGGTTACCTGCCGAGGTGGTGCCGGACGCCGTCGCGATTTCGTTGATGCAGAGGTTAACCGTCGCACCGACCGGGTTCTGCAACCACCCACCCTGCGATCGGTGTCCCGCCGCCAGCGCGGTCACGGCAGAACCCCCAACAGCCACCAGAGACGTGTCCAGCGGTATCAGCACACGGACGGTCCACACGCCGTTGACCAAGGTGTCCGCATACGCAGCCCCTGTAAGCGCAAGGCTAACGAGCGCCGCCAAGACAAAACGCGTTTTCATAGTCGTCTTCCTCATGTTGTCACCGGCTGCAAT